ACCGCTACCACAAACCTATCAATACAGCCATATCTTTTTCCTCTTGGTAAACTTGGATCGATTAATTCTTTAGGGATAACAAGAAATCTTATAACTCCTATTTTTATTAATGGGCAAGCAATTGGGTATCCAACAATTGATATTTCATCTATATGCAACATATACGCTACTAGAGCAGGTATAGCAACGACAGGGGATACCGTTGATATTAATGGTACAACATACACATATTTTAATTCTGGTACCTTAGTTAGCCCTAGAGGTGTAGGGTTATTGTTGTTAACGAGTTAAACATATGGCAGCATTAACAGATTTTAATACTACAGATGCAACTTTAATTACAGATCTCTTTCCATCTACTGAGTTAATAGCTATTTCTGTAAATATGGTGCTAGACAGTTTAATTGTTATCGGTTTAAATCACCCAGAAGATGTTGTAAGAATTTCAGATACTCAATAAATTAGAGCAAATAAATGACTGAATTTACAAGAATAAAACCTTCTAGTGTTGCAAATACGCTTGATTATAGTGTTAATAGTTTAACTGCTGGAAATACAGTTGCTAATTCTATTGTTAATTCGTCTGTAATAATTGTTGGAGGTACAGTTGCAACCACAAACGGTGTTGTTGTAAACACATCTGCAATTATTCTCGGCAACACAACTGCCAATGCAATTTATAGAAATAACCTTGTATCAGTAGCTAATACAAGCAGTATAGCAAATCTTACCCCAACAACTCTTACAATTGGTACAACAACTGTTAATGCTGCATTAATAAATGCTGCAGCACTCAATGTTGTTAATCAAACCAACACTGCTACATTATATGTAACAACATCAGCTAATGTCGGTACATCTTTTACTGCTAATAGTTCGTTGGTTAATGCTATAGCATTCAATGTTGTAAACCAAACTAATACAACAACTCTTTTTGTAACCACATCAGCTAACGTTGGAACAGCGTTTACTGCTAATTCAACATTAGTGAATGCGATAGCATTAAATGCTGTGAACACAGTCAATGTTGGCTCATTTGGAACAACCAATGGTGTTAGCATAACAAATACCGCGACTGTTGTTGGAAACTCAACAGCTAATGCAACACTCTCATACAACTTAATTAGAACAGCAAACTCGACTGGTACATCAAATATTAACCCAACATTTATAGTTACACCAACTGTAAATGCTACTTCTAATCTTAATGTTGGCTCCTTTGGCACCACTAACGGTGTTAACATTACTAACACGTCCATTGTTGTTGGTAATAGTACCGTCAACGCAACACATTCATTTAATTTATTACAGGCATCCAACTCAACCAGTACAGCAAACCTAACACCGGTAGCTCTTGCAATTGGATCAATGACCGTCAATAGTGCTCTTGCCAATTTGCAAGCACTCAATGTGGTAAACCAAACTAATACTGGAACATTGTTTGTAACCACTAGTGCCAACATTGGTACAGCGCTTACAGCTAATAGTTCGTTGGTTAATGCTATAGCGCTTAATGTTGTTAATCGAACTAATACTGGAACATTGTTTGTAACCACTAGTGCCAACATTGGTACAGCGCTTACAGCTAATAGTTCGTTGGTTAATGCTATAGCGCTTAATGTTGTTAATCAAACTAATACTGCAACTCTTTTTGCAACCACTAGCGCTAATGTCGGTACTGCTTTTACAGCTAATAGTTCGTTGGTTAATGCTGTCGCTCTCAATGTTGTCAATCAAACAAATACAGCCACTCTTTACGTAACCACTAGTGCTAATGTCGGTACTGCTTTTACTGCTAATTCAACATTAGTGAATGCGGTTGCTATCAGTGTTGTTAATAGCATTAAAAGCAGCACTCTATATGCTAACAGCACTTCACAAGGGAAAGCTTCTTCTTCTATTTCTACCAACACTTTAACACTTGATTTAAATCAAGCTACTGTATTCGAAGTAACTCTTAATAGTAATATAACAACGCTAACAATAAACAATATTCAGAACTCAGGTAACACATCGTCATTTGTTCTCAGCTTGATTGGAGATGGTACTGCAAGATCTGTAACCTGGCCAGCATCTTTTAAATGGCCAGGAGGTACAGCACCCACGCTCACATCCACATTAAATAAGAAAGATTTTATTACAACGGTTACCTATGATGGAGGAACTAACTGGTATGCATTTGTTTCAGGGCAGAACCTATAATGTTACTTGAAAAATGGCTATTATTAAAAAGTGCTGGTGCTGCTGCTAGCGCCAATTTCGCTCGGTTATATACTTGGGGATATAATGGCTACGGTGCATTAGGCGACAATACAATTATTTCGCGTTCATCACCGGTACAGGTAGGTACTAGTTCTTGGTCTCAAATATCAGCTGGTGTTAATCATACACTTGCTATTCGCAATGATGGTGCATTATTTGCATGGGGTGAAAATGCTGTTGGGCAGTTAGGTGATAATACAGTTGTTAGTAAATCTTCACCTGTACAGGTTGGTACCAGTTCTTGGTCAAAAGTGTCAGCAACTTCAAGAGCATCATTTGGAATAAAAACCGATGGGTTGCTATACGCTTGGGGCTGGAATACTATTGGGCAATTAGGTACAACTATATCAGGCGCTGTGTTATCATGGTCAAAAATATCAGAGAGTACCAATCATACAGCCGCTATACGAACTGACGGTGCACTATTTATATGGGGGAACGGAGATAGTGGTCAATTAGGGAACAGTTTAGTACTAAGCAGCTCTGTTCCAATACAAATAGGTGCTAGTTCCTGGTCACAAGTAGCCGCGGGGACCAGTTACACAGCAGCCATTCGTTCGGATGGTGCACTATTTACCTGGGGATTAGGTAATAATGGTCGATTAGGTGACGGTACAACTACTAGTTACTCATCACCAGTACAAATAGGGACTAGTTCTTGGTCACAGGTTGCAGCAGGTAGTGGTCAGACAGCAGCCATTCGTACTGATGGTGCCTTATTTACATGGGGGTCGAATAATAATGGTCAATTAGGTGCTGGTACAACTACTAGTTACTCATCACCAATACAAATAGGGACTAGTTCTTGGTCACAGGTTGCAGGCGGCCTTGACCATACAGCTGCTATTCGTTTTGATGGTGCTTTATTTACATGGGGGTATAATATCTACGGTCAATTAGGTGACAGTACAATTGCAAACAGATCATCCCCGGTACAAATAGGCACCAGTTCTTGGTCACAGGTAGCAGCCGGTCAACTTAACACAGCAGCCATACGAACTGATAGTGCATTATTCATATGGGGGTTCAACGTTCTAGGTCAATTAGGTCAAGGAGATCAAGTTGACAGATCATCACCAGTACAGGTAGGTACTAGTTCTTGGTCACAGGTGGCCATAAGTGGCTACCACGCACTAGCCATTCGTACTGATGGTGCATTATTTACATGGGGAAATAATGGCTCCGGTCGAGCGGGTGATGGCACCTCTACAAACAAATCTTCGCCAGTACAAATAGGTACTAGCTCTTGGTCACAGGTAGCAGCAGGTGGTGTAAGTGGAGTAGATATTGCTATAAGAGTTGATGGTGCACTATATGCATGGGGATCAAATGGCGAGGGGCAAATAGGTGATAATACAACTACAAGTAGATCTTCCCCTGTATTAATTTTTAATTCATATTCTAACTCACCAGTTCAGATTGGTTCGTCATCTTGGACACAAGTATCAGCTGGTAGTAGCCATGTTCTAGCTATTCGTAGTGACAATTTATTATTTACATGGGGTAGAAATAATCAAGGACAATTAGGTCAGGGAGATTTAGTTCATAGATCATCACCTGTACAGGTAGGTACTAGTTCTTGGTCACAGGTGGCTGCAGGGGATGTTCATAATATTGCAACCCGCTTTGATAAAACATTATATGCTTGGGGACAAAATGCTACAGGACAAGTAGGTGATGGTACACTCATTAGCAGATCTTCACCAGTTCAAATAAGCACCAGTTCATGGTCACAGATATCAGCAGGATATTCACACAGTCTTGCAATAAAAAATGACAATTTGCTATTTGGGTGGGGGAATTTTGCCGGTGACAGTCTAACATTAACATCATACACAAGCTGGACACGAGTATCAATAGGCAGGTCGCACACAGCAGCCATTCGTTCTGATGGCGCACTATTTACATGGGGGTTGAATAGTAGTGGTCAATTAGGCCAAGGAGATTTAGTTAGCAGATCTTCACCAGTACAGGTAGGTACTAGTTCTTGGTCACAGGTAGCTGCAGGAATATTAGGTAGCTACACAGTAGCCATTCGTTCTGATGGTGCACTATTTACATGGGGCATTAATGGATCTGGTCAATTAGGTCAAGGAGATTTAGTTCATAGATCATCACCAGTACAGGTAGGTACTAGTTCTTGGTCACAGGTAGATGTGGGTGATAGTCACTCAGCAGCCATTCGTACTGATAGCGCCTTATTTACATGGGGAAATAATGGCTCCGGTCAATTAGGCCAGGGAGATTTAGTTCTTAGATCATCACCAGTACAGGTAGGTACTAGTTCTTGGTCACAGGTATCTGCAGATGGTGGGCATACAGCCGCTATACGAACTGATGGTGCCTTATTTACATGGGGATCAGGTGGTAGTGGTCAATTAGGTGATGGCACCTCTACAAGCAGATCTTCACCAGTACAAATAGGTACTAGCTCTTGGTCACAGGTAGCAGCAGGTGGTACACACACAGCAGCCATTCGTTCGGATGGTGCACTATTTACCTGGGGATTAGGTAGTAATGGTCGATTAGGTGATAATACACTCATTAGCAAATCTTCTCCTGTACAAATAGGGACTAGTTCTTGGTCTCAGGTAGCAGCAGGTAGTGGGCAGACAGCAGCTATACGGTCTGATGGTGCGTTATTTACATGGGGAGATAATTCCACCGGTATATTAGGCCAAGGAGATTTAGTTAGCAGATCTTCACCAGTACAGGTAGGTACTAGTTCTTGGTCACAGGTGGCTGCAGGCGGCTCACACATGACAGCTACACGTACTGATAGCGCCTTATTTATATGGGGAAATAATGGCTCCGGTCAATTAGGATTAAACGATACCTTTACCAGATCGTCACCTGTGGCTGTTAATTATGGTTCATTAAGAAATAGAATAAATAGTAATATAACGCAGATTGGCACCTCATCATGGAAACAAATATCCGCTGGATTAAATTTTAGCACTGCTATTGATTCTTCAAACGCTCTATACACATGGGGTAATAATGTTAGTTATACAATGGTATTCACTGATCAGTTTATACATGATATTAACAGTGCTGTTGGACTCTCAGCTCAATTAGTAAGCTCAGGAATATCACATAATGCTGCAATTACAATATAATAGTAATTTGGAAATTTTAAATGGCTAATTACGCTTTTATAGAAAATAATGAAGTTCAAAGTGTATACGATTTTCTCCCTGAGAATTGGAGAAACATTAGTAATTTTCGTGCTCTTGAAAATGATTGGAACTATCTTAATTTACTTGGCTGGTTTAAATTAATAAAGACACCGCCTGATTATAATTCAAATACGCATAGAATAGACATCCCATACCATTATATTGAAAATGGCCAAGTGTATGAATCTTTTAAGATAGTAGAATTACCACCGCCGGCCGCACCCCCACCGGAACCAGACCCTGAATACTTAAAAATGATAAAATGGGAAGAAATAAGAATACAGCGCAATCAAATGATGAATGATTTTGATTGGCATTATTCGAGATATGAAAGAGAAAAAAGATTAGGTGTACCATCCACTGATACTTTAGAGAGCCTAGATACTTATATGCAGGCACTTGCAGATATAACAAAACAAAATGATCCGTTTAATATTGAGTGGCCATATTTTATTAGTTAAAAATTTTGGAGAATAATATGCATGATATTGATTTGATGTTAAAATTACAACTTGATGGGAAACATGAAGAAGCAAGAGCAATTTCAGATAAGTTAGAATTACAAGGCCCAACAAAAATTCTAGATGCAAAAGGTACAAATACAGAGGATATTTGGTTTCGTCATAGTTTTAATCGTGGGTGGTTTCTTATTCAAGAGGGTGATTATCAGGCCGGTGCGAAGCTACTTGAGCACGGTAGGTTTTTAAATGTTTATGGTTCCCCACCACTAAGAACAAATGCACCTATTTTTAATCCGGACATTCATTCTATAAAAGGCAAATCCATCATTCTCTCACTAGAAGGTGGTTTTGGTGATGAAATTATTCATGCAAGATTTGCAACTAGTTTTAAGAACCAAGGTGCAAGCTATGTATATATTGCAGCTGCACCAGAACTGATGTCGCTATTTTCAAGAATAGAAGGCGTTGATGGTGTAATTCTTAGAAATCAAGCTCATACTGTTAACCACGATTATTGGATTCCTGGATTTTCATCTGGATGGGTTGCTGGGCATACTTTTCAAAATTTCTTATCAAAGCCGTATATAACACCAAAAACAGAATCTGTTGAAATTTGGAAATCGCTTATTAAAAGTGATAAAGTTAAAGTGGGTATTCGTTGGGCAGGTAATCCAAAGTTTGAGCATCAACAGTTTAGACGTTTTCCTGAAAAGTTTATTACTAATTTGAGCAAGTATGATGAGCTGCAAATTTATAGCTTACAGAGAGATCATAACACTATTGCTCTTCCAGAAAGTATAATAGACTTGCAGCATTTTCTACTGTCATGGGAAGATACAGTGGCAGCAATTGCAAATATGGACATTATTATTTCCTCATGCACAAGTATTGCCCATCTTGCAGCCGCCATGGGTAAAGAAACATGGGTTATTGTTCCGATTCTTCCTTATCATACTTGGACATACAAATCACCCGATAGCACAACAACACCGTATTATGATTGTGTAAAAATTTTTAGACAACAAGATCCATCAAATTGGAATGATACTTTTCAATCTTTATATACACATCTTGAAAAAAAGTTTAATCTCAAATATATTAATCAACCAAATGAGGACAGAATTATAAAAAGACTCAATATTGGTTGTGGATTAAAGAAGTTTAATGGGTTTCTTAATGTTGATAAAGCTGATTATGTTAAACCTGATCAACGAGTTGATCTGAGCGTGCTGCCATTTCCTTGGTCTGATAATGAATTTGATCATATAATTGCTAAAGATGTGCTTGAACATCTTGATTGTGACTTTGTTAAACTAATTAAAGAGATGTATAGAGTAAGTTATAACGGTGCAATATGGGAAATTCAAGTACCGCATTGGAGATGTGATGTTTCGGTAGATGATCCTACTCATAAAAAACAAATTACACCTGGAATGTTTAATTTGTTCAATAAGAAAATTCAAATTGAAAAGATTCAGAGTGGTGAGCCTGATTCATTTCTATCTTTTGAAAATGATGTTGATATAGAAATTTGTGATTTGCAGTTTGAATATACTCACCCATTTAAGGAAAAAATAAAGAAAGGTGAAATTAGTGAAGAAGAATTAGTCTACACACTTAACCATCTTAATAATGTTGCTTCTGCTACAAGAATCTTAATACAGGTTCATAAACCGGGAAGAATTGATAATGATGAATTTAGACGAGCAGTTGAGTCAATCCTCAACAAGAAATAGTTTATTTTACTCACATAATATTAATGTTGAACAATCTTATATTATTACACTGAAAAATAATTCTGTTTCAGAAAACTATTCTAGAAGATGCCAAGAATCGTGCAGAAAGGTAGAAATGCCCTTTACTGTTTGGGATGCTTTTGATGGCACACAAGGTACTATAGATATACCCGGTCATTCAAAGAATAGTGATATAATGAAAATGTTAAAAGTCACTGACCATTATTTGACAAGAACGGAACTTGCATGCGCACTGAGTCATATAAGTTTGTGGGTAAAATGTGTACTGATAGACTCCCCAATTGTTGTACTTGAACATGATGCTATTATGGTGAGAAAATTTGAACATCATGGACATTTAAACTCAATCGTATATCTCGGAGGTCGTGAGTGGGCAAAAAAAGATTGGAAAATTTATCCAATTCCTCCCCATGCATCCGAAGGTCCAAATTATCTTTTTATTTGTAGAGCTCATGCATATTCAATTGATCCTATGGTAGCAAAAAATCTTATTGCTCACGTTATCAAATTTGGAATTTGTGCTCCGTTAGATATTATGATGAGAGCTGATTTATTCAATATTACTCATCAAGGATTATATGCTTTTGATGATTCAGAATTAGAAAACACTATTAACAAAAGACCGGATACAGGCCGTTCAACAAAATTAAATAGTAATTTGGAAGTGTAATGTATAAATTTACGATGGATTTTAATTGTGGTAGAGGGGCCTGTGTAAACATTAGCCATCTTATTAACACGTATGGAGTACCTAACACTATTGTTGAAGTAGGTGTTTTTGAAGGGTCAACAACGTTTTGGGTTAGTGATGAGCTAACCAAGTATAATAAAAATTTAAAAATTTATGCTATTGATCCTCATGCCAGTAGTATAGACCTTCCAGATGATTTAAATTTGGTGCATAAAAATTTTATACACAATATACAAGAATGTAAAAATAAAAATGTTGAGTATATGAGAAAGCATAGTGAATTTGCTTTGATGGATTTAATCAATAATGAGGTCAAGGCGGAGCTTATCTATATTGATGGAGACCATAGAGCAAGCGAAGTATTAACTGATCTTGTTTTGTCCTGGAAAATACTTGTTAAGGGTGGTGTGATTTTATGTGATGATGCTTCTGTCTGGAAATACACTGATCAAAATGGAACCACTTCAGCACAAATGTCTCCAAAGATGGCTGTTGATGCCTTTATACAATGCAATTGGCATAAGTTGAATATTGTTCATATACCGGATATGAGCCAAACCGCCTTTATAAAATTATAGGTTTATTATGAATATTGGTGAACAAATTAATAATGTAAGTCACTTTCTTTACACGAATAAAAAATATAGAGAAGCGGGAGATTTGCTTTCTTGCTGTATTGAATTAGCCCCAAAAGATCAGCCAGGAATAATAAAAGAACTGATTGATAATGCTAAAATGTGTTATTTTTTAAGTACTGATATTGAGAAGGCATATCAATTTTTATTAAAGCTTGAAGAACTTAAATATGAAATTGGCTGGGAGCATACAAGAGATAAAATTCAATTTATGCGATTACTAGGAAGATATAATGATTTTTTGAGAATGATATCTGATTTACCGGAAAGGAGTGAGAAATATCTTTTTCATGGGTGGTATTTACATAAGACAGGTAAATTTAGAGAAGCTTTTGAAGTTACAGAAAAAGCAAGAAATGGTGTCTACTGGTGGAATAATACTCCACCCGGCCTTCCTGTTTGGGACGGGATTGATACTAATAAAACCTTACTAGTTTGCGGTGAAAGCGGATGCGGGGATGAAATAATTTTTGCAAGATGGATACCAGAACTTAAAAAACATTGCGGTAAAGTTGTTTATCATCCTCATAAAATTTTTATTGATGATGTTATATGTAGAGTATTTAATATTGAGAAGTATAATGGACAACAATGTGACTATCTAGTACCTTGTATGAGTCTTCCTTATCTTTTAAAAAGCAATGACCCTGAACCACTCACATACCTCACATCTAATAAATCACTTAAGAAAGTAGGAAATAAAATTCGAATTGGTATTAATAATACTGGTGATATTACCCATCCTGAAATTCATATGAGAATTATTCCTTTAAAAATGCTTGTTGATAGTTTAAAAGATCTAGGTGAACTAGTTAATATTCAAAAGGACGTTATAGAGGCAAATGAAAATATAACCTACCCAAAAATTGAAACATGGGAAGACACGCTTGCTATTATTGATTCATGTGATCTAATTGTTACTGCTTGTACCAGTCTTTCGCATGCAGCAGGGGCTCTTGGGAAAAAAGTAATTGCTTTAAACAATATGTCGGATTATTTTACATGGTGCTCTGTTGATCAGGTTGGTAAGAGTGATTGGTACGAAAATGCCTGGTGTATTAGACAAACAGAATGTGGCAGGTGGGATAATATTGTTGAGCAAGCTAGAGAGCTTGCAATAAAGCTTTTGGAGGATAGATAATTGGTACAACTTGCGCATATACTATATGCAAGAATGAAATAAAATACGTTGAAAAGTGGCTATTCTATATAGATAAAAGTATGATCATTATAAATACTCAATAAAGTCTTTTTTGGAGATTTACATGGCTGTTCCAACTACACGAGATCAATTTAAAGCATATTGTCTTAGAAGGCTAGGTGCTCCAGTTATTGAAATCAATGTTGACGATGATCAAGTAGAAGATCGCGTCGATGATGCTTTACGATATTATTGGGACTATCACTTTGATGGTACTGAGAAAATCTATTATAAGCATTTAGTCACCAATACAGATATAACCAACAAATATATTACTGTTCCAGATAATATAATCGGTGCAGTGAATCTTTTTAATATTGCCGATCCATCTATTCGCTCAGATGACCTATTCAATATTCGCTATCAGATTGCGCTAAACGATCTCTATACACTTACATCTGTATCGATGGTTCCTTATTACATGGTCATGGAACATCTTTCATTGATTTCTGAGATGTTGGTCGGTAAGCAACTTCTACGTTTTAATCGCCATATGAATCGTCTGTACATCGACATGGATTGGAACTCGCTTTCAAATGAATATCTACTTGTTGAAGCTTATCAAATCATAGATCCAACGGAATATGTTGACGTCTGGAAAGATCAATGGCTGTTGAGATATGCAACCGCTTTGATTAAACGCCAATGGGGTTCTAATCTAACTAAATTTACTGGTATGCAACTTCCCGGCGGATTAACGTTTAATGGCGAGAAGATCTATAATGATGCTGTTGCTGAAATTACAGACTTAGAAGATAAGATGATTAGCAGTTACTCACTTCCTGTTATGGATCTAGTAGGGTAGGATGAACTTTGTATAAATACTCTTGTGTAATTTAAAAGATAGGAGTATTTAGTATGGAAAAGTATGGATTTGTTTATATTTGGAGAGATCGCAAACACAATAGATATTATATAGGTTCTCATTGGGGAACAGAAGATGATGGCTATATATGCAGTTCATCTTGGATGAAAAAAGCTTATAAAAATAGACCACACGATTTTAAAAGAAAAATCATATCTAAAGTATATGAATCTAAATCTGCTTTGCTAGAAGAAGAAAATAGATGGTTAATTATGATTAAGCCTAATGAAATAAAAATTAAATATTACAATTTGCGTATAGAAAATTTTAATCACTGGACAGCTTATCCAGAAAATGTTAAAACTATTCAAGAAAAAATATCTCTCAAAACAAAAGAAGCTATGCAAAATCCTGAAATAAAACATAATTTTAAAGAAGGCTTAAAGACGAGAGACTGCCGTTCTTCTGATGTAGAAGTAAGAGCAAAAAGATCTGAGTCCATGAAAAAGACGATGGCTGAAAAGTTTCCTAACAGAAAACAAAGAGATAAATTTGGATCAGAAGAATACTGTAAAAAAATGGCAGAAAAAACAAAACAGCTTTGGCAAAACCCTGGACATAGAGAGAGCGTAGGAAAAAAGATAAGCCAAAGTTTAATTGGCAGACCTTCTCCTGTAAAAAATACCTTTTGGTGGAATAACGGATTGAAGAATACAAGAAAAGCCGAATGTCCTGGTCCAGAATGGATTAGAGGAAAACTTTAATGTCCACCAGCGTCTTCTTCAATAACTTCACAAGTTCTATGGAACAGAACTTGATTGAGGATCTTATCATCGAATCCATAAAAATATATGGACATGACGTATATTATATTCCAAGAGTATTGAAAAACAAAGACGAGATTTACGGTGAAGATAGCGTATCTGAATATAATCAATCGTATTTTATCGATATATACATCAAAGACGTTTCTGGATTCCAAGGAGAAGGCGATTTCTTATCTAAGTTTAATCTTCAGATCAGAGATCAGATAACTATTACGATAGCTCGTAGAACTTTTTTTGATGAGATAGGAAACATTGAAAGTTATGCAAGACCTCGTGAAGGAGATCTCATATATTTACCATTAAATAAAAAGATCTTTATAATTAAATTTGTTGAACATGAAGCTATATTCTATCAATTAGGTTCCTTACAGACGTTTGATTTGGTGTGCGATCTTTGGGAATACTCAAACGAACGACTCAACACCGGTATTCCAGAAATTGATTCAAAAGAAGAACTTTATTCGTTTGATTTCTCTAATTATCGTATGCTTACAGAAGATTCATATGTCCTTCAGGATGAAGACGGATATGATCTTGTTCAAGAACAATTTAATTTTGTTACTCAGGTCGGAGATTCCTTCGAAGATAATACTGAGGTCGAAGTAGAAGCAGATAATATAGTAGATTTCTCTGAGGCAAATCCATTCTCAGAAGGAAATTATTAAGATGTTTAATACATTCTATCATGGCACCATAAGAAAGTACATAGTTGCTTTTGGCACGCTTTTTAATGATATTCACATTAATCGTGTAAATTCAAGTAATGAAACTATTCAAACGATGAAAGTACCATTATCATATGGTCCAAAAGAAAAGTTTTTAGCAAGATCAGAAGGCGATCCAGATTTAACACGTCCATTTGCTATGGTGCTTCCTCGTATGGCGTTTGAACTTGTTAATATTTCATATGACTATGAGCGTAAGCTTAACACGTTGAATAGAAACGTAAAACAAAATTCTTCGAACACTTCACAATTATTGTATCAATATCAACCCGTGCCATATAATTTAGGCATAACTCTTGATATTATGACGAAGACTACTGATGATGCTACGCGAATCGTAGAACAGATATTGCCATATTTTACACCCAATTGGACCATGACTTTAAATTTAATTCCAGACTTAGGTCTTAACGTAGATGTTCCAGTTATACTGAATACTACGAGTCTACAAGATACTTATGAGGGTGATTTTATAAATCGTCGTGCTATAGTATATTCATTGGGTTTTACGTTGAAAGCTCAACTCTTTGGACCCGTCAGAAAGAGCGGCATCATCAAGAGAACATACACTAATATATATGTTCCTCCTGGAGACACTTCTGTAGATAAAGCTGTAGGAACTCCTATTTCTGAGAGAATAACCATAACTCCTGGTCTAATGGCAAATGGTTCTCCTACAGCAAATGCATCAGCTAGTGTAGATATATCTTTGATAGATGCTGATGACAACTATGGATACATAGTAGATTTTGATGGAATATCGGATACAATAACATGAACGCATCAGATAAAATTATATCAGACGCATTAGACATCGCAGAATTTGAAGAAATCACTATAGAACATTTTCAAGAAGAAGATGACGACTATACGTTTGCCCGAAAGAACCTAAGAAGTATCCTTGAAAAAGGAAGTCTGGCATTAGATAAGATGATAGAAGTGGCAGATTTATCTCAGCATCCAAGAAGTTATGAAGTAGTTTCTACGTTGATTAATTCTTTATCGGCCTCAAATAAAGATTTGCTTGAACTTTCTGAAAAGAAAAAGCGAATAGAAAAAGCTGAAAATAAAATTGATAACAATAACGTCACTAACAACCTATTCATAGGATCTACTGCGGAGCTTCAGAAACTTTTGAAGGGCGAATAATATGGCTTCTGATAGTTATCTTGGTAATCCACTTATCAAGAAATCCAATGTAGCGATCAACTTTACATCTGAACAGATTCAGGAATATGTAAAGTGCGCTAAAGATCCAGTCTATTTTATTCAGAACTATGTAAAGATCGTCAATATCGATCTTGGTCTGGTTACGTTTAAACTATATCCATATCAACAGAGTATAGTTGAATCTGCTTGCGACAATCGATTTATTATATGTAAGATGCCTCGTCAGTGCGGTAAAACGACTACGATCGTCGGCGTAATATTATGGCATACTCTTTTCAACGAAAATTATAATGTAGCCATTCTTGCTCATAAAGCCGCACAGTCTCGTGAAATTCTGTCTCGTATTCAGTTTGCCTATGAACATCTTCCTAAATGGCTACAGCAAGGCGTAGTTGAATGGAACAAAGGTAACATTGAACTTGAAAATGGATCTAAGATTTTAGCGTCTGCAACATCATCTTCAGCTATCCGTGGTGGATCTTTTAATATGATCTATCTCGATGAGTTTGCATTCGTTCCAAATAACTTACAAGAACAATTCTTCGCATCAGTATATCCTACGATCTCGTCAGGTTCTACTTCAAAAGTATTGATTACTTCTACTCCGAATGGCTTAAATCTATTCTATAAATTATGGGCAGATAGTCAAGACAATAAGAACGATTATCATGGCATTGACGTTCATTGGTCAGATACTCCTGGTCGTGATGAAAAATGGAAACTTGAAACTATTCGTAATACATCTGAACAGCAGTTTAGGGTGGAATATGGTTGTGAGTTCTTAGGTTCATCAAATACACTTATTGATCCAGCGAAATTACAGACATTGGTATTCACTTATCCGATTAAGACTGTTTCATATTTTGGGTCAGACTTGAAAGTCTATACTGCTCCGATTAAAAATAATAAATACATCATTACGGTTGACGTAGCTCACGGAGCTGGATTAGACTATTCTATATGTCAAGTTATAGACATTACATATGTTCCATACAAACAGGTTGCAACATATAAGAATAATACAATTCATACTTTAGTTTTTCCAGACGTCATTCGCAATATTGCCATATATTATAACGAAGCTTTGATCCTTGTAGAAATCAACGACATAGGAAAACAAGTTGTTGATAGTTTGCATTATGATTTAGAATATGAAGGTATATTGACCGTCGATAAATCGATAGCAGCTGGACAAAAATTGACAGGAGGATTTGGAACAAGAACGCAAATGGGCGTTAGAACAACTACCCAAGTAAAGCGTATAGGATGCAGTAATTTAAAGACGCTGATAGAAAGCGATAAGCTTTTATTATGCGACTTTGATACCATTAACGAATTGTTTAGATTTGTAAGCACAAGAAATACATTTCAAGCTGAAGATGGAAATGATGATCTTGTTATGGGTTTGGTATTATTCTCATGGTTGATTAATCAACCTTACTTTAAAGATATGTCTGAAAACGATGTTCATAAAGTTCTAGTTGAAGCGGCAATGGAAAATGATCTTCTATCGTTTATAGTCGACGAAGACTATATGTCATATGGCAGTGAGCCGATTGATGTTTCTCCTGATCAGTTTGATCCATTTTTAGCTAATTAAAAAACATAAAATAATAAATAGAACATAGTATACACACATAAATCTGCTAAATGTTTTAGTAAGGGAGAATAAATCATGCCATTTCAAGTCAGCCCTGGAGTCAATGTATCTGAAATTGACTTAACCACTATAGTTCCTGCAGTATCCACCACAGAAGGTGCGATTGCCGGCGTTTTCCGTTGGGGTCCAATCGGTAAAGCCATCCTTGTAGATTCAGAAGACAAGCTTGCTGCTCGCTTCGGCAAGCCAGACAGCACTAATCCAGAAA